CGAGGAGCTCCGCAAAGCGGCAGCCGCGGCCGAAGAACAGCGGCAGCAGATCGCCCAGGGCACTGCCCCGGTGCAGATCATCGAACAGACCGAACAGGAGGAAACCAGAATGACCTACGCCATCGACTCCCAGGAATATCGCAGCGCCTGGCTGGCCGCGATGCAGGGCAAGCAGGTGACCGCTGAGGAGCGCACCGCCCTGGCCAATGGCAACTACGCCATCCCCACCGAGACCGTCAACAAGATCTACGGCAAGCTGGAGCTCTATCCCATCGTCAACGCCGTGACCCTGATGCACATCCCGAGCTTCGTGGAGATCCCCGTGGAGGGCACCGTGAATGCCGCCGCCGTGGTGGCCATGGGCACCGCCGCGACCGACTCCGCCGATGCTCTGGCCCATGTGAGCCTGGGCGCCTACAAGCTCATCAAGACCGTGGAGATCACCGCCGACGTGGCCGCCATGGCTGTGCCTGCCTTCGAGGACTGGCTGGTTGACCGCATGGCCAACAAGATCTTCCGGCTGATCGCCGCGAAGATCGCTGCCGGCACCGGCACCAACGAGCCCGCCGGCCTGGCGACCATCACCGGCTCCGGCACCTACACCAAGGCCGCCATGACCTACACCGACCTGATGACCATCATCGCCGCGCTGCCCACCGAGTACAACCCGGGCGCCAGCTTCGTGATGAGCCGCGCCACCTTCTTCGGCAACGTGCTGAACATCCAGACCACCCAGAAGCAGCCCGTGGTGGTTGCCGATCCTCAGGCCCCGGCCAAGTTCAACATCCTCGGCTATCCTGTCATCCTGGAGGATGGCGTGGGCACCGACGTGATCTTCGGCGACCTGAAGGAAGGCTATGTCTTCAACCTGGCCAAGGACGTGGCGGTTGACCGCGACGAGTCCGTCGGCTTCCGTGCCGGCAGCGTCGTCTTCCGCGGCATGGCCCTCGGCGATGGCAAGCCCACCGGCGTCGGCATCGTCCGCTTCACCAAGGCGGCTTCCTGATCGGCTGACCAACCACAGGGCGGGGGGATCTTCCTCCCGCCCTTTCCATTGAGGTGAGAGCATGCTTGACAAAGCAAAGATGGCGCTGCGGCTGACAACCAGCGCATACGACGACGAGCTGACCGACCTGATCCAGGCGGCCCTGCTTGATCTCGGGATTGCCGGGGTGCTGACCGAGGAGCCGGACGAGCTTGTCCAGCGCGCGGTACTCACCTATGTGCGGATGCACTTCGGCAAGCCGGATGATTACGACCGGCTGGCGGCCTCCTACGACGCTCAGAAAGGCGCCCTGCAGATCGCGACCGGTTACACGGACTGGGGGGATGCTGAGTGATCAGATCCTCCACCGTGACCCTGCTCGCAGGTGTTCCGGAGCCGCGGGGCGTGTTTCAGACGCCGGCAGAGACCGGGCGCGAGGTGTACTGCGACGTGCAGAGCGTCGGCATGCGCGAGGTCTATGAGGCGATGACCCACGGGCACCGACCGGAGTGGACGCTGGTGCTCAGTGACTACAGCGAGTACCAGGGCGAGCGGGTCTGCGCCTTTGAGGGCACCCGCTACCGCATCCTCCGCACCTATGTGCGGAGAGACTTCGCCATTGAGCTGACGCTGGAGAGAGAGGAGGGGCCGGCATGAGTGAACACATGACGACCTTCTCCGAGCTCCTGGAGGCGCTCAACGCCACCGGCATCCCCTTCACGGCCTTCGCATGGGCCACGCCTCCGGGCGACGTCTCGGACGCCTGGGGCGTGATCGCCATCGACGGCGGCCAGAGCCTGGCCGGGGACAACACCCACGCGGAGGAGGTGCTGGAGGGCACCATTGACCTGTTTACCCGGCGGCTGGCGGCGGACGATATGCAGGCCGTCGCTGGCTGCCTGAAGGGGCTGGACGTGTGCTACCGCCTGAACTCCGTGCAGTATGAGCAGGACACCAGGCTGATCCACTACGAGTGGGTATGGCAGAGCGCGGCCCCGGCGAGATTCGAATGAGGAGAGTGACACAATGGCTGCGGTGGGTATGAAGTACCTGACGTTCGCGCCGATCTCTGCGGAGACCGCCTACAGCGCGATCACCTACGGCACCGGTGTGGTCGCTGAGCACGCGATCAGCGGCAACATCACCTACAACTACGACGAGCAGAGCCTCTATGGCGACGACAAGCTCGCCGAGTACTACAAGGGCCTCACCGGCTACGACATCGAGCTCGGCCTGACCGAGCTGGACAATGCCCTGGTGGTGCTCCTGGGCATCGAGCGCGCCGCCACCAGCGACAGCGTCACGACCTACCACATGGTGGACGACAACCAGACCGCCGTGGGCGTGGGCTTTGTTCAGACGCTCATTGTGAACGGCGTCAAGTCCTACACGGGCTACTGGTTCCACAAGGTGAGCTTCACCATCAACAGCGAGACCGCCCAGACCAAGGGCGAGACTGTTGAGTGGCAGACGCCCACCCTGAACGGCAAGGGCTGGGGCGTGGAGCTGGACGCCACCAACGGCGTGCAGTACCGTGAGCGGCAGGTCTTCACGACCGAGGCCGCGGCGCTGGCCTGGCTGAAGGGCAAGGCGGGCGTGACGCCCTGATAATCGCACCGGGGAGGGTGGCAACGCCCTCCCCGACTTTTGCACAAGGGGGAGAAACTTGTGAGCGAAGTGAACATGGAAAAGCAGCGCCCGGAGATTGAGATCGGCGGCGAGAAGCGCCGGCTGGAGATGACCATGGGCGCGCTGGCGGACTTGGAGGAGGGCGGCTACAGCGACGTGCGCGGCCTCCTGGACGACGTCACGGCTGGCGGGAAGACGGCCCCGCTGCTCTATCTGGCCTGGGTGCTCCTGCGGGAAGGCGCGGAGCCCGGGCAGAAGGACATCAGCATCGACGACCTGCGGCGGCTCCCGCCGAGGATGCGCATCCCGCTGGTGGTGGCCTGCGTGGCTGCCATGCGGGAGGGCTTCCAGATGGAGAGCGGGAACGAAGGCACCCGTGATCCGGTGCTGGAGGAGATCGAAAAAAAAGACGAGCCGGACGCCTGACCTACCGGAAGGCGGTGGCGTATGGGCTGATCGCCGGCTTGCAGTTCAACCAGATCCAACGGATGCGCCCCGGGATGGTGCTGGATCTGTATGTCTACCGGCAGCGGTATGATGACGAACAGCACCAGCTGCGGCGCGGGAATGACATTTTGACCAACTGACAACCCTGAGGAGGTGAGCGCGTGGCCAAGGGCTTCGCTGTAGGCCTGGATGAAGAGGTCGCGCGCCTGGAGGCTGTGGGCGACGCGGCCCGGGCGGTGGTCACCGCTGCGCTGTACGACGGCGCTGGTGTGATCGCCGCAGCGGTGGCGGCTTCGGCCCAGAACCTCCCGACGGACACAAACCCCGGGCACCCGTTCAACGCACCACTGGCAGCCATTACGCCGGAGGATGCCGCCGATCTTGCCGCCGGCGTGGGCATTGCCCGCTTTGACGACACCGACGACGGCAGAAGCACCTCCGTCAGCATTGAAGGCTACACCCGGCGGACGGAAAAGGGGTTCCCCAACGGCGTGCCGCTCCCGATGATCGCCAGATCGCTGGAGAGCGGCAGCAGTGTCCGCCAGAAGAACCCATTCATCCGGCGCGCTGTTAACAGCGCAAAAGCCGCCTGCGAGGCCGCCATGGTCGCCGCGGGTGAGCGAATCATTCAGCAGGTCGCCGGGGAGGAGTGAACGGCGTGGCAACCATCAAAACACAACTCGAGGCTTCCGGCGTATCGAAGTTTCAGCAGCAGATGCGGCAGGCGTCCGGGGCCGTCAAGGCCATGGGCGCGGAGCTGAAGGTCGCGGAGGCCGCTTATCAGCAGACCGGCGACCAGGCCGCCTTCCTGGCGGAGAAGTCCAGCATTCTGAAGCAGCAGCTGGAGGAGCAGAAGAAGGCTGTCAGCGCGGCCGAGAAGGCGCTGGAGCAGGTCAAGAAGCAATACGGCGAGAACAGCACACAGGCCAACGCCTGGCGCACGAAGCTGGCGCAAGCCCGGGCGACGCTGATCCAGACGGAGACGGCGATCAAGAACACGGACTCGGCGATGGACGCCCTTGGCAAGACCGACGTGTCCGGGGTGGCCGATGACCTGGCGCAGGTGGACAAGAAAGCCCAGGGCGCCAAGGAGTCCGCGGACGACCTGGGGACGTCCGTGGGTGGCATTGCTGACAAGCTGGACGTGCAGGCGATCACCGGGGCCATCGACAAGATCACCAGCGGCTTCGACCGGGTGATCCAGAAGGCCGCGCAGATGGGCAAGGCTATCTGGGACGCCTCCACCGACGCGGCGGACTGGGCAGATAACACCCGGGACGCGGCGACGGCGGCCCACATGAGCACAACCGAGTATCAGCAGCTGGGCTATGCCGCGCAGTTCTTTGGCACCTCCGTGGAGGACCTGACCAAATCGCAGGGCCGGATGAGCAAGGCCATGGCGTCCGCCGACGACGAGGTGATCCAGGTCGGCGACAACATGGTGAACACCATGGCGTGGGTCGAGGACGGCATGGGCGGATACATCCGCAAGAAGCGCAGCTGGTCCGACGTCCTTCTGGATACCCTGGATGCCCTGGGCGGGATTGAGGACGCCAGCGAACGGGATGCCATTGCAATGGAGCTCTTCGGCAAGTCCTATGCTGACCTCAACGGCATTATCGCAGGCGGCACGGACGAGTTCCGCAAGCGGATGCACGAGGCGCCGGTGGTGTCCGAGGATACGGTGAACAACCTGGCGGACACGGCCGACAAGGTCAAGGACATGAACAGCCGGCTGGAGACGCTGAAGCTGGAGCTGCTCAACGCACTCTCCCCGTCCATCAGTACGATCGCCGAGGCTGTGAGCTCCCTGGCCAAAAGCCTGACCGAGTTCGTCCAGAGCGAAGAAGGGCAGAAACTGTTGGCCCAGCTGGGCGAGAGCATTGAAAGCATTGTCACGAACCTGACCACCACCGACTTTACGGGCGTTGTCGAAGCGGCCAAGAACGTGCTGACGGACCTGAACGGCGCCTTTGACTGGCTCAGCAAGAACAGCGGCGGCGTGGTGACGGCCATCGCCCTGATCGCCGGCGCGGTTGGTGCGCTGAAGGTCGCCTCCACCGGCCTGACTCTTGCGCAGGGGCTCAACTCCCTGCGGGATCTGGTGGCCCGGAAGGGCTTGCCCACGGGCGGAAACGGCGGGACACCCACCACGACGCCCACGACGCCAACGACACCCACGACGGCTCCCGCCATCGGTCCCGCGACCGGTGCGCCCGGACTCACCTGGGGCACCTTCGCAATGGACGCCCTGAAGTTCGTCGGGATGGACGCCGCGGTGATCGCTGTCGCGTCTGCGCCTGCCATGATGGCGCATAATTGGAACCTTGCGAACACCGCTTCGCGGATCGACGCAGTGATTCAGCAGGCAAACACCGACGCGGTGAAGCTCGGCGAGGAGGCCTCGGACTTCTCCGAGGTAATCGGGATCGCCACCAGCGCCCTGGGCATCGACCCGAATGACAAGGACTGGCTCGGCCAGATCAAGCTCGGCGACCCTGCCAAGGTGGACAAGGGCCTGAAGGCCCTGCAGCCTTACGCGGAGTTCCTGTCTACCATTCTGGACGCCGGCCACATGGAGGAGCTGCAGAAGTACTGGAACGGCACCAGCGAGCTGGACCCCTTCCAGGTGACGCAGCTGCTCGAGGACGTGATGACCACCACCAGCACCGAGATGACCAACGCGGCCAACGCCGTCGACGCTTCCGCCCCCGCGGTGGGCGGTGCGGCGTCCGCTCTGGTGGACTCGGCCATCAGTATGCTCAACGGAGCGACGGCAGCCCTGAGCAGCGGCGCCGGCAGCTTCGGCAACGGCGGCGGATCGCTGTCCGCCATCAGCAACCTGTACATCGGCAACTACAACCAAAACGGCGGCGGCGACGTCAACGCCCTGGCCGGCGCGATGGCGCAGGCTCAAGCGCAGCTGCGCAGGGGCTTTGGCGCGCGCAAGTAACACAAGGAGGTGAACCCCTTGGCAGAACCCTGGTTTCTCTGGAACGGGCGCGACTCGCGCGAGATGGGCGTGATCGTCACGGGCATCCCTCCTGTGGTGTACCCCGCCGAGCGCGTGGAGGAGGCCAAGATACCCGGCCGCCCCGGCTCCATCCTCCTGCCGGACGGCGAGGGCGTATTCGACGGCTACTACAAGGCCGTGACCATCGCTAACCGGCGCGTGATGGATCACCGGGAGATCGCCGCGTGGCTTCGTGGCAGCGGCAAGCTGGTGCTCTCCTCCGAGCCGAACTTCTGCTACGACGCCAGGGTGATCAAAGAGGCCCAGGCCACCCGGATCTTCAAGAACGTCTATGAGGGCAGCGTGGCCTTCTTCGTCCAGCCCCTGAAAGAAGAGTACCCGCCGGAGCCGGTGACGGCGATCACCGCCAGCGGGGACGGGAGCACCGCGATCCTGGGGCGCGGGGACGTGCCGGCGCGGCCGAAGTATCGCGTGGAGGGCACGGGGACGATTGTGCTCACCGTGGGCGACGGCTCCGAGACGGGCACTGGCTCCGTGCTCAGCGTGGCGCTGGAGGAGGGCATGGACGGCTTCGTGGTGGACACGGACGCGGCCATGGTCACCAGCCTGGACGGCTCGGAGAACCTGTGCAGCCTGTGCGAACTGTTCTACAACGGCTTCCGGGGGATGTGGCTGCCGTCGGGCGAGAGCACGACGATCAGCTGGACCGGGGCCGTCACCTCGGTGAGCGTTGACCCGCGCTGGAGGTGGCTGTAATGAGCCAGACCGTGCAGAAGGCCATCGCCGTGGAAGACGTGGACGTGGTCAGCACCTGGAAGAAGAACAGCAGCGGCCAGGTCTACGACATCACCAAGGGCACGACCTACCGCTCCGTGACGGTGCCGCTGCCGGACGATGCGACCATCACCGGGGCGAGCCTGACCGTCACCACCAACGACGCGGTGGGCGGCGCGGAGATCCTCCGGGTCAACGGCCACGACCTGGAGTATTACGCCACCACGGTGGTGGACCTGACCGGGGAGATCGTCGGCGGCACGAACACCCTGACCTTCGAGTACAAGAGCTGGGGCAACGCCTCCGCCAGCAACCCGCGGGCCGTGGCCCACATGAGCCAGATGGTGCTCACCGTGACCTACGAGCAGCCGGACCCGGAGCCCCCGGTGGACCCGGACCCGCCTGCCGGCACGAAGGAGTCCGAGGGCCTGATCACCCTCCACGACGGCGGGGAGCGCAGCTTCGGCGCCAGCCTCGGCATGGCCGTGCTGACCCCCACCAAGTGCACCATCTCCGAGACCGCCGGCGGGGACTACTCCCTGAGCCTGGAGCACCCGCTCACCCCGGACAACCGCTGGCAGCTGATCCAGCCCTGGATGCTGGTGCGCGCCCCGGTGCCAATGAGCGACACCCCGGCCATCGACTCCTCCGGCGGCATCGTGCTGGGCTACGAGATCTGGGTGGTGAAGGTGGCCAGCGCCGGGCTGTACGACTCCAACGTCTACGTCCGCTACCCGGCCTGGGAGCCTGGCAAGACCTACGCCGTGGGCGCCTATGTGCGCTACAGCGGCCGCAACTGGCGCTGCAAGGTGCCGAACGACTACACCACCTGGGTGCAGGGCTGCTGGCAGAACCTCGGCTCCGGCGACCCCCAGAGCAAGCTCAGCCTCTCGCAGGGCACGCGGCTGTATGTGAGCATCGCGGGCTCCGAGTGGCTGACCGTGAAGCTGTCCACCGGCGAGACGGGCTACTGCAAGCGCGCCGAGTGCGAATACGTCCGGGAGGCCACGCAGGAGGACATCGACGCCCTGAAGACCTCGGCGAGAAACATCCGCGCGCAGGTCTTCCGGCTGACCGAGGTCACAGTGACGCCCTCTGGGCTCACCGCCTCCGGGCAGCACGTCAGCTACGACTACAGCGCGCAGGTGATGGCCGGGCTCACCGTGACCGGCTCCGACCTGCCCAACGCCGTGCTGGACCTGCGGGCGAACATCCTGGGCGCCACGGACAAGCCGGCAATCTACACCCAGGACACGTCCGTGCCCATCAATACCAGCTGGTCCGCCGGGTCCTCCCCCGTGGAGGCGATCCTGAGCCCGGACACCGGCCTGGTCACCCAGGCCAAGGCCCGGCTCATCCGCGACAACTGGGACTTCTTCCTGCTGCAGAACAACGGCGACGACCGGGGCTTCCGCATCGTCTACGGCATCAACATGACCGGCGTGACCTGGAAGCGGGATTTCTCTACTGTGGTCACCCGGGTGATCCCCGTGGGCGCCAACAGCGACGGCAGCGTGCTCTACCTGGACACCTCCGGCGGCGGGAACATCTGGGTGGAGAGCCCCCTGGCGGGCAACTATCCCATGGTTGCATGGAAGTACCTGTCCACCGGCGTGAAGGTGGGCGAGGATGACCCGGACGGCAATCCCTACACCGAGGAGACCGCCCGGGCCGAGATGCTCCGGCAGGCGGAGGCGTGCTTCTCCGACAGCCACGAGGACGAGCCCCAGGTGGAGCTGGAGGTCACCTTCGTGCAGCTGGGGAAGTCCTCGGCCTATGCGCAGTACAAGGCCCTGGAGCGGGTCAGCCTGTACGACTGGGTGCGGGTGGATCACCCGGATCTGGGGCTCACCACCCGGGCGCAGGTGAAGTCCTACGAATGGGACGCGCTGCGGATGCGCTTCAACCGGGTCACCCTGGGGGACGTCTTCCGCATCGACACCGGCGCCCTGGCCGGCTGGCAGATCGCCGACGGATCCATCACACCAAGAAAGCTCAGCGACGCGGCAAGAGCCGGTCTGAGCACTTAAGGAGGAGGTTAACATGGCAGAGTTCCTCACCGAGTTCATCACCGACCTGGCCAGTCCGCCCCAGCTGCGGACCGCGCCGCACCAGTTCGCCATGGGCGACAACAACGCCTACACCTTCACGGCGCTGGTGGCCAACACCGCCGAGCCCGAGGCCGCCCTGCTGGCGGGCACCGTCAGCGGCACGGCCCTGCGCCCCGACGGCACCACCGTCGCCCTGGATGGCGTGAAGGGCGACGCCGTGCGGCAGGTCACCCTCAGCGGCCAGACCCTGAACGCCACCCCCTGCTCCGTGACGCTTCCTCAGGCCTGCTTCGCCTATCCCGGCCGGGTGCTGATCTCCATCAAGCTGACCGACGGCACCACCGCCACCACGGTGCTGGCCCTCTCCGGGACGGTGATCCGGACGGAGACGGACGCGGCGGTGGACCCGGGGGAGCTGATCCCGGACCTGGCCACCCTGCAGGCGGCGGCCGCCCAGGCCCTGGAGGCCGCGGAGGCTGCCACCGCGGCGGCGGATCATGCCGTCCAGTATGATGCAGCCCAGACCCTGACAGACGCGCAGAAAACCACGGCGCGGGGAAACATCGCGGCGGCGGATGAGGCGTTCGTTGGGACGGAACTGCTTCCATGGGACGGAAACGGACACATCGCCAACGCTGTGACTGTGGGCAGCGTGGTGACCCTGACCGTGACGGCAGACAACGCCTACCGGTACATGATCGCAACCTGTACGCCGGGGGAGCGGTTTACCATCAACGGCAATATCGGCTCGGCCTATGTGCTGTACTCGTTCCTTGATGCGGACAATAAACTGCTTGCCTGTGACGGCGCGGGGTCTGACCGCTGGTATTATGTGGTGACGGCTCCGGCCGGAGCGGCAAAGCTGCTGGTGCAATGCTCCAACACGAAATATGGATCGTTCGGCGCTGTCTACAAGGGCGTGTATCTGCCGGAAACGGTCACCAAGGTGGCCTCTGCTGGCGGGAGCAGAACACCCGCCATTGTGTGGCTAAATGGAGGCGTTGACAGTACCGGATTTATCGTCCATGACAAAAACAAACGATCCAACGGCCTGAACATCAACCCCGGCGAACGGCTCATTGTTGATAACACCAGAAAAGATATCGCTATCGCGGTATACGCATCCAAAGACGGCTTGTTCCAACCCGTCGGATCTGCGGGGTACACATACGGCGGAGGAGCGTTTGTCCTCACAGACTGGACATTTACATATTACATTCGCCTCGGAACGTATGGCGGAGGAGTGAGGCCCGATCCTGCTGCTGGTGGCTACATCCACGCACGAATTGAGCCTGCGGATGTGCCGTACAATTCCGGCTATTTCAAATGGTGCAGCTATCCGCAAATCGGACTGCATCGCACCTACGCCAACATAAAGCCGCTCCTGACCTTTGAGCGGAAAACCATCACCGCCTCCGGGATCGAGGACTCCGCCACGGACTGCCTGGTAAGCCTGCCCAACTGCGGATGGGTGGAGGTCAAGCAGGACGGGCAGAGCGTTCAGTTTAAAATCGCCAAAGTCACGGACGGCGTGGTCAGCTTCCCCGTGGCTGACTGGTGCTACTACACCCACCGTTACTGGGGGGACGGCGAATCCTCCTACTACGCGCTGGTGACGGCCTCCCCCGGCGCGACGGCGGGAATGGACATCGTGAAGCTGGCGCGGCTGTATCTGGGCGTGTACACCTTCGTGGACGAGGGCGCGACCTACGAACACGGCTACAGCCTGACGGGCAAGCATCTGGCCTTCATTGGCGACAGCATCACGCAGGGACGTTTCGACAAGGACGGGGACGCTTCCCACGGCCTTGAAACCACCACCTCCAAATCGTTCTGTGAACTGGTGGCGGAGATTTCCGGGGACGATGACGTGGGCAATTTCGGCATCGGCGGGGCGCTGGTGGCGAACACGGCGGGAGACCCATGGAAGAGCTTGCTGACTAACTGCGGCAAGGTCTCCGGCTATGATACGGTGTTCATCTGCGGCGGTACCAACGACTACGGCAACAACGTGACGGCGGAGGCGTTCCGGGCGGCCTACACCACCGTGGTGGAGACGCTGATGGCCAACAACACGGAGGTCGTCTGCTGTACGCCTGTCTACCGCACGTCCAAGCAGGGCGCGAACAGTCAGAGCCTGTGGCTGGTGGATTATGCCGCCATTATCCGGGAGATTGCGGAAGCAAAGGGCATCAAGTGCATTGACCTGCTTGCGCTGACCAGCGATGGATGCTTCACCCGGTTCTGCCCGGACGGTCTGCACCCCAACGAGATGGGGCACAAGGTCATGGCGGACTGGATCGTGCGCGAGTATGACCGGATGGGACTGCTGTGAGAGGGGGCGGCGGCATGGCGGTGCTGGCTGTTGTCCTGATCCTGTCCCTGTCCGCCGCCCTCATCTACGCGGGGGCGGTGGAGATCAACCGCAGGGCGGAGCGCTGGGAGCGGTACGAAAAGTGGATGCACCCGCCCGACGACAACGGCGACGGCGTGACCCTGCTGGAGGTGGACGAAAATGCAGACAATTGAGCAGGTCCAGTTCGTCCTGTACGGCCTGAAGGCGACCGGAACGCCGGCGCCGGAGATCATCCGGCAGCTGGCCCCGCTCTGCCTGGACTGGCCCTACGTGTTCGGGTCCTGGGGGGAGGAATGCACCCCGGCCAACCGCAAGCGCCGGGTCCGGGATGACCACCCCACGATCCTCTCGAGCTGTCTCGCCCTGAAGGGCGGCAGCTGCTCCTCCTGTAAGTGGGGCGGCGGCGTGCGGATGTTCGACTGCCGGGGCTTTACCCGCTGGCTCCTGCAGCAGGCCGGCCTCGACATCGCCGGCGCCGGAGCAACCAGCCAGTGGGACACCTCGGCGAACTGGGCCCAGCGCGGCGAGATCAGCCAGATGCCGGACGTGGTCTGCGTGCTCTTCCGCCGCAAGGACGGCCGCATGGAGCACACCGGGATGCACCTGGGCTCCGGGCGGGTGATCCACTGCTCCCGCAACGTGGAGGAGGGCACCCTGAAGAGCGGCGGCTGGACGCACTACGCGATCCCCCGCGGGCTGTACAGCCCCGAGGAGATCCCCGTCAGCCCCATGCACCGCACCCTCCGCAAGGGCGCCCAGGGCGATGACGTGCGCACCCTGCAGACCTTCCTGGTGGCCTGGGGCTTCGAGCCCGGCACCCCGGACGGCGTCTTCGGCAAACAGACCGAGGCCGCCCTGAAGGCATTCCAGAAGGCGCAGGGGCTCACCGTGGACGGCGTCTGCGGCCCGGCCACCTGGACAGCCCTCACCCAGCCCGTGGAGACCTACACCATCCGCATCGAGGGCGCCACCTATCAGCAGTATCGGCGCATTCTGGACATCTGCCCGCTGGCAGAGGCCACAAAGGAGGTGACGGACCATGATTGAGCCGTGGATCCCGGCCATCTCCGCCCTGGGCACCGGGCTGCTGTCGCTGTTCGGCGTGTACCTCGCCAACCGGAAGAGCGCCCACCTGGTGATCTACCGCCTCGAGCAGCTGGAGCACAAGGTGGACAAGCACAACGGCCTGGTGGAGCGCATGACCGCCGTGGAGGTCAAGATCAAGGACATGGAGGACGACCTGGACAATATCAAGAAGAAGGTGATCGCATGACGCGAGACTGGGGCAAGTGGTTCGTGGCTGCCGGCATCCGGGCGATTAAGACCATCGCGCAGACGGCCGTGGCGACCATCGGGACGAGTGCTGTGATCAGCGAGGTCAACTGGCTGATGGTGGGCAGCGCGTCGCTGCTGGCGGGCATCCTGAGCCTGCTGACCAGCGTGGCGGGCCTGCCGGAAGTGCCGGACGAGCCGATCGGGTGATAGCGACCGACGCGGGGGCGAGAGCCCCCGTTTTTTTTCGTGCTTGTATATTGCGTTTGTACATTGCGCGGAGGTGATCGCCGCCCCGGGCTTGTACATTGTTTTGTACATTGTAGAAAACAATAGCGCCCAATTCAGGGCAATTTTCCGGGGAAACGCACCGCACCATGGCAAAAGAAGAACCCGCGCAGATCCAATGTCTGTGCGGGTTTAGCGGAGAAGCCGGGATTTGAACCCGGGCTCGGTTATTCACCGACTACTCCCTTAGCAGGGGTGTGTATAGGCGCGTGGTTGTGCGATTTCCCGGTGATTTGTGCATTGTTTGTATATTGCGGGTCAGGCCCCGCCGTCAATGGCCGTGAGGATGTGGTCTTCGTCCGGGTGCGCGTAGCGGTCGAGCATCCGGGTGGAGCTCCACCGCATGACCCGCTGAACGGTCTGCGGGGCGATCTGGCGATCAACGGCCAGGGCGGTGGCGGTGGTGTGCCGGCAGCAGTACGGCTCCAGCCTGCGCGTGCCGGCGGCCTCCAGTGCGGCATAGTAGTGGGAATAGAAGATCATCTCGGAATGGTACAGGACATAGCCGGACGGCGTCAGGTGCTCCATGGCCGTCTCCAGCACCGGCACCAGCTGCAGGGGGATGAAGACCGGGCTCTCCTTCCTGACCTTTGTCTTCTTCCCCGCGCCGGTGATCTTCCGGGCCTCCAGGTCGATCATCTCGGGGCGGAGGTCCATCAGCTCGCCGGGCATCATGCCGGTGTAGATCATGATCAGCGGGAGCGCGGCGTCCAGATTGCCGGCCTCCCAGATCCTCCACAGGTCGGCTTGCTCTTCCGCGGTGAAGGGCTGCCGCTCTTTTTCTTCGCGCTCCGGCAGCTTGATGAACTCCGGCAGATCTTTCGAGGCGAAGCCGTCAGCGGCGGCCAGGCGGAACAGGTGCGCCAGCAGCTGCTTACAGTCGCGCGCGGGATAATAGGTCTCGGCGGCCTGGCTGACTGTCTGGCGCAGATCGTCCACCGTGATGGTGTTCATCTTTCTGGCGGCCAAGGGCTTCAATCTCCCCCACGCGATCCTGTAGGCCGTGCGCTTCGACTTGCTCAGCTGCGGCAGGTCATCCCGGGCGTAGATCGTCCAGTAGTGCTCCAGTGCCGGCACGGTCTTCACCACGATGCCCTTTAGCAGCTCCGGCGCGTAGGCCATGGCCTCCGACTTCGTGGCAAAACCGCCCTTTGAACGGTACAACTGCCGGGGCTTGCCGCCGTCAGGGCTGACGGCCCAGCCGACCGTGACGCGCGCC